GGAAGAGGATGCCTTCTACCACGCGCTGGCCGAGGCGCAGAAGGGCGACCGCATCGTCTACCATGTCGGCCAGCATTGCGGCGGCATTCATCGCCACGCAGCCGCCAGAGCCGAGACCGACAAGCTCGCCCTTCTCTTCTGCAAGCGGGCCTATGGATCAACCTTTGCATATTTGGCGGTAAAGCGTTAAGATGCGCGACAGACAATCTGCACCGGGGACCGACAGATGAAACTATTTCCGAACTATAAAACAGTTTCAGTAGCCTCGCTGGTGCCATACGCCCGCAACAGCCGCACGCACTCGCCGCAGCAAGTGGACAAGATCGCCGCCAGCATCCGCGAGTTTGGCTTTCTGAACCCGATCATCGTGGATGGCGAGAACGGCATCATTGCAGGCCACGGGCGCGTCATGGCAGCCCAAAAGCTGGGCCTTGCCGATCTGCCCGTCATCGAAGCATCGCACCTCACTGAGGCCCAGCGCCGTGCCTATGTCATCGCGGACAACCGCCTTGCGCTGGACGCAGGCTGGGATAACGATTTGCTGAAAATCGAATTGCAGGACTTGGACAGCCAAGGCTTTGACCTGAACCTGACGGGCTTCAGCGTGGACGAGATTGCAAACTTCTTGGCCGAGACAACCGAGGGCCTCACCGACGAGGACGCGGTTCCAGAGGTGCCTGCGGTGCCTGTCACGGTTGAAGGCGACGTGTGGCTGCTGGGGCGGCATAGGCTGATGTGCGGGGATAGCACAAGCATTGACGCGGTGGACAAGCTAATGGCGGGTCGGAAGGCTGACATGGTGTTCACTGACCCGCCTTATGGAATTGCCTACAGCAGCGACAAATTCGCGGGAAACAAGGCTGGCGTGACAAATAAACGCAACAAGGCAGAAATGATTATTGGTGATGGTGATGACTTTGACCCATCATTTCTTGTGCAGATGTTTAAGGGCGCAAAAGAAATGTTTGTTTGGGGATATCAGTATTACCCAGAAAAATTGGGCCGTGGAGGCATAATCGTCTGGAACAAAAAACGTGAAACTGAAGCAGCGAACCCACATGGTGACTTTGAACTTTGTTGGTCGCGCAAAGAGCGCAACAAGATGTGCTGGCTTCAATGGGGCGGCTTCAAGAACAAAGAAAAGGGAGAGGACCGCCTGCACACGACACAAAAGCCTGTCGCATTGGCTTTGTGGTTTTTTGAGAATTGGGGCAACGGATTGACATGTGTCACCGACCTCTTCGGCGGCTCTGGCTCCACGCTGATCGCCTGCGAAAAGACAGCCCGCGACTGCCGCATGATGGAACTTGACCCGAAATACTGCGACGTGATCGTCAAGCGCTGGCAGGACTTCACCGGGCAAGAGGCAACGCTGGAAGCGACGGGCGAAACCTATGACCAACTTAAGCAAAAGCGAGAAGCCGCATGAGTAAGATGGGCCGCCCACCGCACGAACCATCAAAGGAAAGCCGCCAGCTTGTGCAGCTTCATGCCACCATTGGCACGCCGCAAGCGGTCATCGCGGACATCCTTGGCATCGATGGCAAGACGCTGACCAAATACTACCGAGAGGAATTGGATCAAGCCTTGGCCCGCGCTAATGCTTCGGTCGGCGGTGCGCTGTTCAACAAGGCCACCAAAGGCGACACCACCGCCATGATCTTCTGGATGAAAACACGGGCAGGCTGGCGCGAAAAGCACGACGTTGACCTGACATCCTCAGACGGCAGCATGACGCCGCAGGTAATCGAACGCGTCATCGTACAGCCCAAAGACGATAATGCCTAAGAACCGCCTGCAAATCAGAACGGCAGCGGCCTTTGCGCCGCTCCTAAACCCATCCCGATACAAAGGCGCATGGGGTGGCCGAGGCTCAGGCAAGTCACGCTTTTTCGCAGGGCTTCTCGCCGAAGAGCATCTGATGTTCCCCGGCCATCGCAGCGTCTGCATCCGTGAAGTGCAAAAGTCCCTCAAGCAATCCGCCAAGAAGCTGATTGAAGATACTCTGCAATCCTACAACCTCGGCGAGGCCCAAGGCTTTAAGGTATTCCGCGAGGTAATCGAAACGCCCGGCGATGGCCTCATCATCTTCCAAGGGATGCAGGATCACACCGCAGACAGCGTGAAGTCGCTTGAAGGCTTCGACCGGGCTTGGGTTGAAGAAGCCCAATCCCTGTCCGACCGATCCCTCTCACTTCTGCGCCCGACAATCCGTGCCGAGAACTCTGAGCTTTGGTTTAGCTGGAACCCATCGCGCCCCACCGATCCCATCGACCAACTTCTGCGCGGGCCTGTCATGCCATCGGGATCGGTCGTTGTCCGGGCCAACTGGTCAGACAATCCGTGGTTCCCATCAGTCCTAGAGCAAGAGCGCCGGGATTGCTTGGAGAACCAGCCAGAGAGATACGGTCACATCTGGGAAGGCGAATATGCGACCGTTCTCGAAGGCGCGTACTATGCCAAACACCTGACCGACGCCCAGCTTGAGCGCCGGATCGGCTTCATCCCGCGCGATCCGCTGATGAAGGTCTACGCCTGCTGGGACATCGGCGGAACCTCGTCCAAGTCTGACGCCACGTCGATCTGGATCGTGCAATTCATCGGCCCCGAGGTGCGCGTGCTGGACTATTACGAGGCCGTTGGCCAGCCCTTCGAGGCGCACGTCAACTGGCTCCGGGCCAATGACTACGAGGAGGCTGTCTGCGTCCTGCCGCACGACGGTCGCAAGCACGACAGCGTCTATGCCGTCACGCCCATGTCCTACCTGCGCGAGGCTGGCTTCGTGGTCGATCTGGTGAAGAACCAAGGTGCCGGTGCTGCATTGCAGCGTATCGACGCAGCCCGTCGCCTGTTCCCGGCAATCCGCTTCAACGAGGAGACGACGCGCGGCGGGCGCGAGGCTCTGGGCTGGTATCATGAAAAGCGGGACGAGGTGCGCGGGATCGGGCTTGGGCCAGAGCATGACTTCTCCAGCCATGCCGCCGATGCCTTTGGCTTGGTGGCCGTCTACAAGGCCGGGATGGTGTCGGATGATGAGTGGTCATCATCCCTGAGACGCAATTTGAAAGGCATCGTGTGATGTGATAGGGTGTCGGCATCCCGCGCCAGAGGAGGCCATAATGCCACTCAAAAAAGGTTCGTCCGCCAAGACGATTTCTGCTAACATCCGCACGGAAATGAAATCCGGCAAGCCGCAAAAGCAAGCGATTGCCATTGCTCTCAGCAAAGCAGGAAAGGCGAAGAAGAAATGAAAAAGCCAGTGAAGTTCACCCCGTGCAAAGGCTGCCCGAACCCTGCCAAGTGCAAGGCAATGGGCAAGTGCATGATGAAGGGCAAGAAGTAATGCCCGGCGGTCTCTACGCTGCAATTCACGCAAAGCGTGAGCGCATCAAAGCCGGATCAGGCGAAAAGATGCGGAAGCCCGGCACCAAGGGCGCGCCGACTGCGGCTGCATTCAAGGCTTCGGCCAAGACAGCAAAGAAGGCCAAGTGATGGCAAAAACCCCGGCTTGGCAGCGTGCTGAAGGAAAAAACCCAAAAGGCGGCTTAAACGCTAAGGGCCGCGCGTCTGCCAAGGCCGAGGGTATGAACCTGAAGGCCCCGGTAAAGGCGGGCGACAACCCGCGCCGGGCGTCCTTCTTGGCTCGGATGGGCGGTATGCCCGGCCCCGAGCGTGACGAGGATGGAAAACCCACACGACTTCTGCTATCACTGAACGCATGGGGCGCAAGCAGCAAGGCGGATGCCAAGGCTAAAGCCAAGGCCATTTCGGCCCGCAACGAGGCGAAGAAGAAATGACCATCACGACCTATGCCACGCTCAAGACAGCCGTCGCGGACTTTCTGAACCGCGACGATCTCACGTCTGTCGTGCCGACTTTCATCGCCTTGGCCGAGGCTGACATGCAGCGCAAGGTGCGTCACTGGCGGATGGAAACCAGATCGACCGCCCAGCTTGACACGCAATTCAGCGCCATCCCCGCCGATTGGGTGGAGACGATCCGCTTTTACCTGACATCCGGCGAAACCGCGCGGCTTGAGTTGCTCAGTCATGCAGAACTCTTGGACCGCAAGCAGCGTGCCGGTGCCGTCAATGGCCAGCCCTATTACTACGCCATGACGGGTTCGCAGTTCGAACTCTACCCGGTGCCTGATGGGGTCTACACGGGCGAACTGCTTTACTTCGCCAAAATCCCGGCCCTGTCGGATGCTGCCACGACCAACTGGCTCCTGACAGACAGCCCAGATGCCTACCTCTACGGCGCTTTGGTTCACGCCGCGCCATACCTGAAGGACGACGCCCGCATTCAGGTCTGGGCTGCGCTCTATCAATCCGCCATCGACAGCCTCAACGCAGCCTCGGACAGCGCCCGCTACAGTGGCACGGGCCTCCGCATGAAGATTAGGAACGTGTCATGAGCCTCACAAACTCGTTCGAAACCAGCGTCCTGACATGGCTGCTGACCAACGGGACGCCTTCTCCCGCACGCCCGACCGCGTGGTATCTGGGCCTGTTCACGGCTGCACCGGGTGAAAGCGGTGGCGGCACCGAAATTTCGGGCAGCAACTACTCGCGCCAATCGGTGACCTTCACTGTGTCCGGCAATACAGCCTCAAA